GATGATACACTCTTACCAGTTTATCAGGTTGTATGTATTGAAATGTTATAACAACAAGCAACCATTGCCTGAAATAAATGAGAAGTTCATTTTGTATTGTATCAAGGTATTAGGAGAAAAAACGAATACTGGAAGACCAGAAAAGGACACATCTATGTTAGAAACTCTACAAGAGTTTTATGATAAGGAATACCAACCTTTACTTAATCACGAAAAAACATCTTTGAAACACAAGTCCAATATGCTTCCGTATTTAGCAACACAACTTCATACTTCCTTATCTAATAATACACAAGAACGATTTATTCAGCATTTTCTTCGGTTCATCAATAAAACTACAACGAACATAACTGAAGATAAAGCAGTTTTATTCAAGTTCAAGAAACAATTATTAGAATGTAATGAGGAAACTGATATGATGTTTGATGACTGGAAAACCACTCATTTACCGAATATTCTTCATATAAACATAAAGAAGTCACTTCATTATGATGTGAAAGTTAATCCATTTGATTATTTGAAAGGTATGTTGTATATGAATGCTGTATTGGAAAAGGAAGAACATAAATTATTTCAACCTTTACCACTACGCAATAACATCATTCCTAAACATATCATTTTAGATACAGCATGTATCGTCAATCTTTTTTCGTTGGAAGGAAAAACAAAAAGTGAATTATTCAAAGCAATCAAGGAAAATCAGCACGATGTATGGAATAATTTACTGAACTTACAACATAAAACATTCAAACGCAAACATTACCAATTTCACTACCAAATACAAACAGACGGAATTAGTTGTTCTTTGTTATTTATTCGTAAAGATTTGAAAGATAAGAAATGGGGGTCAAGAGTTCCTACTCTACAAGAACAAGATTTTCATAACATAGAAGATTTATCCAGAGAACAACTCAAAGAAGTAGCACATCGTAATATTGTTGGTTGCGACCCTGGAAAACGTAGTCTGGTATATATGATGGACGACAAAGGAAACAAACTCCAATATACAGCACCACAAAGGAAGCGAGAAAGCAAAGCAAAGACAAACCAGCGAATATTATTAGTGGAAAAGAAACGAAATAACATCATAGAAAAAGAAACTCATTTATCCTTTCACAATAGTAAATCGGTTGATTATGAAAAGTTCAAGAAGTATTTAGTAGAAAAGGACAAATTGAATAAAGAAACCTTAGATTTCTATCAACGAGATGTTTGGAGGAAAATGAAGTTTAGGCAATATAGTTATGGTAAGAAGTCGTTAGATACATTCCTTAATAAAATCAAAGAAATTTTTGGAGACAATATCCTTATTGGTTATGGAAATTGGAGTAGAAGCACTCAAATGAAACACTTTATGCCTACGATGAATAAAGGATTAAGAAAACAAATCCACAAAAAATATGATACAATTACCATAAACGAATGTAATACAAGTAAAAAATGCTGTGAATGTAATAATGATTTATCTTATTACAGACATAGTGATGGAAACAAGCAGTTTCGTCTGTTAGTATGTTCTGGATGCGTGAGACCCCAAGTCAAACAAACCGTATTCAAAACAAGAGACGCAAATTCAGCAATCAATATAATGAATATTACAAAATGCTGGATAGAGAAGCAAGAACGCCCTGCGTGTTTTCAAATTTCGTCTTTCACCTCTTCAAATAATCAAAAGGAAGAGGAAAAAGTTAGACCATCGTAGGTGAAACTCCTACTATTGATTTTACATCACTTTAATTTTTAATGGGATTTTGTCTCATTTTTCTTTTTAGTCGGTGTAACCAAAAGAAAAACGAACAAAAAATAGATGTGCATAAAACAGTATTGCACACATAAAACGTGCAAAATAATTGATTTACACGTTTTATACATACAAACTTTGTGAAGTGGTTACATATTTTAATACTAATCCTTCGATTTGATTTAATTTATGCATTAATTCAATGTTTCCAGTAATTTCTCCAATATTCATAAATTCCTTAGTAATGGTGACAATTTTTAACATCGACTTTGTAAAATCGCCGATAGAGATAGATTTTCCAGCGACTTCATTTTGAATAAAAGACTTACAATCTTGTTCTATTGTACATTCGCACCAAATCATAGCAAAATCAATAATGTCGTAACAAAGCGCCTCATTGTAATCAATCCCAGTGTTCAGACCATCTTGTAGTTCCTGATCTTGATATGAGTGATATACAGTTTCCAGTTCTTTAATTTTATTATTGAGGAATGTATCGCTGCAATTTGGTCGACTTGCCCGCATATCACTTGGCAATTTTATATCAGTAAAACAAGCAAACAAACCAACGAGTTGAACCGGCGAAAACTCTGCAAAAAAGTTCGATTCAACCATAAGTTGTGAAATCGGAAGAGGATGAATTTCTGCAAGGCACGCAGCCATTGTACCAAGTTCAGTCATTTCATAATGAATAATTTCATCTTGTCTAGATACTTCGCGAATAAACCCATTGCGAATTAAGATAGTACAAACCCGATTTGTTTGTTCTTGCAAATACGTTTGTGTATATGCAAGCGTTTTTTGTTGATTTTGTAGGTCAATTTCCATATCAGATAGTTTGCCGATGGATTCTACGTCCGATTTTATGTATTTGTATTCATCTTCAAGCGAACGCAAATCTCTTTCCGCCTGGCGTTGTTTCTTATTCACGGAATTTTTATAAATTTGTAGAGTACTAATATAAGTTTCGCAAATATCTCGCGGCGTTCGTAAATTGGTAAGAGCGGACATCTTTTGCGAAATTTGTTGTTCAATTTGTAGAATCCCTTGCTGCGTTTCCATAGTTGAATGAATAATTTCTTGTTGCACCATACTTTTTTGCGAAAAATGATGGAAGTTGCTAGTCAGACCGTTTTTAAGAAGATTAAATATAAGTGGATATGAAACACGAAATTTGGATACTAGCTGTTGAGGTTTTCCACCGAGCATAGTTTTATATTCTCCCATAGAGGGTGTTCTAAACAGGTTATTGCAATGGACAACGTGCCCAACCGTATCAATGCCTCGTCTTCCGGCTCGACCCGCCATTTGAGTATACTCGTGTGCCATTAAATATCGATCAAGATTGCCGTCAAACTTAGTTATGCCAGTAAATACAGCTGTTTTAATCGGGCAATCAAGTCCAATAGCAAACGATTCTGTGGCGAACAATAACATAATATACCGTTTTGAAATCATTAATTCCACAATTTCTCTCAAAACGGGTATCATACCAGAATGGTGAATGCCAATGCCGCGTTCAAGCAAAGTAACCAGTTGAATATATTCAGGTAGTTCGAGATATTCTTTATAGTTCGTAAGCTTACGTATAATATGGTCACATTCGCTTCTAACAGTATGAGCGTGATTGCTATCCTCTTCTGTCAATATAGTAGTAACATCTGATGCACATTGCTCCACATTCTTTCTTGAAAATACAAATGCAATAGCGGGTAACATTTCTCGTTCCTTTAAAAATGAGGCGAGTTGATTGAGAGTATGTTTGCGATTAATGCGGACACGATTATCCTCAAACAGCTTGTTTATTTTGACAATGTTCTTGTATCCAATCTCATTGAAAAAACCTTTTTCATTTTGAAGAGGAATAAGTTGATTTGTGCAATCTTTGATGTCTTTCTGAATAGTTTTTTCTTTGATATGTTTAAATACAGTTTCTGCGGTGGTAATATATCCGTAATGCGAAAGAGGTACTACGCGATGATTTGTCGAGGCAAGATACACACATTTTGCATCGTCGGCAGTATCGCCCTTTTCACACCATTTTGCAAATCCCTCCGGGTTATCAATGGTAGCAGAAAGCATAACCATTTGGATATGGCGAGGCAACATAAGTATGGTTTTCTCCCAAGTTTGACCTCGATCTGCGTCATTGATATAATGAACCTCGTCAAAAACAACACACGCAAGTTCATTTTGAATATCAATTTGAAATTGCAGACCAGATTGCGCGGAACTAGATGCGTCAGATGAAGAGGTTAATGCAGTAAAAAGGTAATTCATTAATATTTCCGTCGTCATAATAAGAACATCTGCCTCGGGATTGGTTTTGATATCGCCGGTAAACAAGCCGAATGAAATATGCGGATATTTTTTAGTGAATTCATAATATTTCTGATTAGAAAGAGCCTTAATTGGACTAGTATAAACCACTTTTTTACCAAGACCGGTGAAGTGTTGAATAGCAAACTCGGCTGGCAATGTTTTACCTGATCCAGTGTGAGCAGTGACAAGGACGTGTTGTTTTTCAACGATAGCCTCAATCGCATATTTTTGAAAATCGCTGAGAGGATAGGGATACAATTCAAAATGTGCTTCATATTTTGAATTGGAAGGGTATGACGTGTTGCAAATTTTAACCATTTTGATGGGGATTACAATATATAGTATGTGATAATGTTTATATTATTTAACGTTAAACAATTTATAGATATAATCATGATATATTTGTATATGACCTCATACACGACCATTAAATCGACCGACGGGTTTGGCGCGCAATATCAAAAGATAATACAAACGTATATTTTTTGTAAATTACACGGTTTGAATTTTGTATACACACCATTTCACCAAATTGAGCACAATTATAATAACGATGCACAATTTATAAAAAATAAAGAAGACATAATAAATCTATATAATAATATTCAACGTGCAGATGATAATAATGATAATAATGAAATAATATGCATGGATTATCACAATACTGTACGTAAATGGTATGATTACACAAATGCTGAAAATATTGAGACTGCGTGTAATAGCGAACATATGACTTTTATAAAAAAGTGTTTTTGGGAAAATAAAGATCGAAATGTGTATAAAAATAACAAGAAGAATATAGCCGTTCATGTTCGCCGTTCAAATCCACACGATCAGGGTTTAGCTGGCGAACGGATCACAACACCAGACGAATACTATTTGAATATAATGAAATATATAAGAACCAAATATCAATCTAGCGACTTGCTCTTTCATATTTATTCGCAGGGCAATATAGCGGATTTTGTCAATTATACAGGAGAAGATGTAGTATTGCATATAGATGAAGACATAGATACTTCATTTATATGTATGGTTGGAGCAGATATATTGGTAACATCTCCGAGCAGTTTGAGTTATGTCGCTGCATTAATAAGTGATGGAGAAATATATTTTAAACCATTTTGGCATAGACCGCGAAAGAATTGGTTAATATGTAGAATTAGATAGCATATGGTGTAATACGAGGATTACCTTTGCGAAATAAATAAATCCTTTAAATGCATAAATTTGGTGTTTAGGAACGTAGGATCTTTGGTATTAGAATGATTGACTGGAATAAAGCCCTGACTTTTCATATAGTCTACAATGTTAGATGTGTTGCAATCATCTGCGCCGATATATTGATATCCGTCGGGTTCAGCAGTGACGAATACGACCCGTTCTTTCAAATAATCACCAGCACCTTTAATAATGTTTAAGTCAGACCCCTGTGCATCAATCTTAATGTAATCAATATATTCAAATTTATTCCAAGGAAACGTGTCAAAAAACATCTTTAAACTGTAAACAGGAACTGGAAGGACTTGTTCAATTGGACCTAGAAATTTTTCGTCGTGTGTAAAAAGACTAGATGTACCACAATCTTTTGAATTCATGTATAAATTCATGGTTTCAATATTTTCAACATTGCCCAACGCAACATTAAAAATGTGCATTCTACCTGAATCAATGTGTTTTTTATCAAGAGGTTTCCCACCGGCAGCGTGGGATGGATGTCGCAATTGAATATTTCCCATATAAATGTTAGCAACTGAACCAGGGTGAGGTTCAAATCCAAAAACCATAACATCGGGTTCAGTATCTAACCAACAAGAAGATTGATTTGCACCGTATGATAATCCGACATCAATTTTGACGTGGGTACACTCAGAAGGGATCTTATAGGAATCCATTGTATATATTGATATTATTTTACTTTTATGTTGAATTATTAAAAGTATATATGTATGCAAATGCTTTATGAAATTGCCAGGCAATTGTTGAAAATATGATTTAGAGACATTATATTAACTAGTATATACTATGCGAATTTTTTTGCATAATCCAGGTCATAATGGCGATATATTACATTCGCTCGGGATTGTCAGTATAATTATTAAAAGCAATCCTAATTTTAAATTTGTATTAGTTCCAGCGTGTTCGTCATTTTTGTACACAGATCTATTAAATGAACGAGTTGCAATTGAAGAACACCCTGTTATATGGAATACACAAATGAAAAATAGTATGTTGAACACCAGTAATGTAATCTCTCAGTTACATCATATAGTTTATGCCAAATATAATGATGATATATATATAAATATATGGAAATTGCTAACTGATGAAAATAAATGTTGCATATCATTAACAAGTCGTGGTGAATATTGCAAACGCGTTTTTTACAATATGAATGTACAGTTAGGTGTTAATCTAGAATTTAATTATAATAGTGTTGATATAATCCCACAGTTACCAATAACGGATGTAAATGCGATTATATCTAAGTTGAAGTCTTACAATAAAAAAATTGTATTATTTTATAATCTAAATTCGTTTTCTGGTTTTGAATACGTGAAACAAACAAATGACGAGATAATAGATGAATTAATAACAAAATATAATAGTGAAGACTATATGTTATTATTAGTAAAACAAAATGATAAATATAATGAATTATTAAATCTGGAAAGAGATTTTAATATAATACCTTCTGCTAATGGAAAAAACTTGATAGACATTGCATATATAGCAAATGAGTGTAATGATGTATATTTCAAAATTAATGGTGGAAGTCTATTTATATTGAATAAGATGAATATATATCGTTCAAATGTTGTTAATTATCATCTTAAAGCAGATAAAGAATGGCAAGACGTCGTGCAAAACGAATATGGAATGAGGTTATGTGATTAAATCCAGAAAATGATTTCTTATAAATGAAATATATACTAGATAACAAATGTCATCTTGTTCTCCAATAGTTATCTACTATTTTGTGTGTAAAAATGAATCATTTTGCGAATACCTTTATTTAACTCGGTAAATTCAAAAATATTTTTATAAATATTTTTTAGTTTTGTGTTATCTGCAACACATCCAACCATGTCCCCAATGATTTCGTCTTCAACCACAATGTTTTTATTAAATTCGCCGGCTTCTTGCATTACGTTAAGCAATTCACCAATGGTAGTAGATTTTCCAGAACCTAAATTAAATATGTCATTATATAACAGTTTATTCTGAATGGCGTCAACAACCACATATGCAACGTCTTCTACATAAATAAAGTCCCTGAATCTATCCAATGACCCTTTAATAACAATGTCTGGTTGATCATTCAAGAATTGACTTAGATATATGCTGACCATACCCTTTGACATATTTGTTAGGTCTTGTCCTGGACCATAACACGTAAATAATCTAAAAATTGTATAATCAACGCCATAATGTTTTTTATATAAAGCTAAGTACTTTTCACTAGTATATTTATGTATAGAATAAAACGTATCATATTGAATTTCGCTGTCTTCATTATACGTACCGGGGTTAGATGTTCCCCCATATACACAAACCGTGCTAATGAATATAAACCGCTTACAGTGAGTCTTCTTAGCATATTCTAATAATACAAGTGTTGATTTCGCGTTTGCGTTCAAATCGTAGAATACATCATTAAAACTACCTTCTTTGCTAGCTTGTCCAGCAACATGAATAATGCAATCATATGTTTCATTGCGTTCAAGTAATGTTTCATCTGAACAATCACTGTGAATAAAAGTAACATTGTTAGGCAAGTTAGATAAATATCCCGTCTTCAAATTGTCAATAACAGTTATTTGGTTTGTTCCATCATTTAACTTATTAAAAATGTTTGAACCAATAAATCCGGCAGCGCCGGTTAATAATATTTTCATATATGTTAGATATGTCAAAATATATTTATGCCTTTTTGTGCAATAATGATATATCATCATAATACTTGTGATATAAATATATGCCATAAAAATACGAAGATATGCATTTATGTATATTGTTCTTACTATAATCAGTTAATCCAAACCAATGCAATATGGTCATACATTTTAAAACTTGTAGATTATAATCATTGAATAAAAACATATAATTGTCCATATTGTTTGTAATATTTACATCAATATTATTATTGTCAATAATAAAAAAATGATTACTATTATTATTTATTTCATCAAACCCGCTAAGTGAATATGTGATTTTACTGATATCATATTCTTTGATCCCGAACAGTTTTGTATTTCCGAAATACCCCCGCGGGTCAATAAACCATACTTTGTCATTATTATCAATTAATATATTAGACGTGTGAGGGTCGCCGTGTATTGTATGGTATTGAGGAATATTTTTCGTAAAGTAACCGGAGATCATTGAATATAAATCTTTGATTATGTGATGATATTGGAATCGGATATTAATGCCATTTACTGATTGTATAAATAGAAAATTATCCAATAAAGGTTTAATATTATCCACCCGATGTAGTACCTTTTGGTAAAACTCCAGTTTAATATCGGTTCTTAATACATTGCTGTTAACCGAATATTGTCCTTGACTATGAATTCGTTGTAAATTTTGAATAATATTTTGCAAATACGCTACTTGTTTTGGTATGTGTGATTTATTAAAACAATCAATTGCTGGCATACCATTGATTTTTGTCATACTAAAACTGTTTTCATTAAATTCTATAATAGTTGGTATATTGGTTAATTCGTCATGATATTTATAAAATAACATTTCATCTGTAATAATTTTATCGCCATATTTACACGTGGACGTTTTTAATAAAATATTGCTGGATAAATCATGAATAGTATTAAAAAACCGCGTTTTATATTTGTTATTAGAATCGTTAAATTCGTATTTGCATAATTTTGTATAATCACCAATATCAGTGAGATCATCTATTTCGTGTGTAATAAAATCCCCAAAATTCTTTTTGTAACAATCACAAATATCCATATATGGTTCAAAATTTGTTAAATGAGTAAAATCTGAAAAGTAATATATACCTATAATATTACCTAATGGTTTCTTCTCGATGCAATTATTATATGCATCATACCTTCCAAAATTTTTATAGGTAAAAATAATATTATCGTCTTTAAATATATCTCTGGGTATAGTTGTATTTGGGAAAATATCACACCACGTTATAAGCAGTTTTTTATGTAAATATTTATTATCGGACAATGCTCGGTTTAAAGTATAACTATTTTCTTCTTTATTTTTACAATCCACATTCAGTATTTCGTATTCAATATCATTTATCAGGTTTAAGTAAAATTTAACAACATTGTTATATTCGCTGTCAATGATAACAGTAAATATATTGGAATATTGCTTCCAGTAATTTATAATATTGTGAAGGATACAATCATTATTTACATTCACCAACAATTTTGGAATATTTTTTGTGATTGGCAATAATCGAGTCCCTTTACCTGACGCACAAATAACTATATTGTCTATTTTGTTTGATATAGTAGGGGGTTTAATAACCGATTTACACTGGTTTATTATATTATTCTTGAATTTATTGTACGGTTCATTTAAATCATATTGGATATTTCGGAATGATTGAAATAAATTGAAATTATTAGAATAGGAGCAATTAATCAATGATTTGAAATTAAATAATACTTCGTCTTTGAAAATATTATCACCACATAAATAGATTGGTTTAGATTGCGATAACAACATTCCTATTTCAATTAGCGAACCAATATGGTCGCGTTCGCCTTCTTCTGTATAGAGTATCCCGAATGAACATTGAGGGATGTCATTTTTAATGGTCTCACATAAGTTTGATTTGTCTAAACAACTCATGTTCTCTTTTTTTGTATCAATTCCAATCCAATTCGCAAATATTGGAAACTCTTCTTTCAGTTTTAACCATTGTTCTCGGTGTTTTGTTTTGGATGAAATATAAAAAGGAATGTACTCAAACGGTTCGTTTAACTTGTTAATATTGTTAAAATTATCTATATTGTTTAGTGCATTTATTTCATTATAATAAAAATAGTCGGGAGTATTTACTAATACACAATTATAAATAACATTTGTCGCAGCGGTCCACCCTTTATATGAGTCTTCAAATGCAACTATCTCGTTCAGCTCAATCGTATCAATATATCGTTTCATAACTTGCAGATAGCACTCACTATTAGGTTTTCTATATTTCGTATCATTACGAGTAACAATGACATTTGATTTTAGAAGAAATGGATATTTTGATGTTATCAAGCTAAAGATTTCGTTAGGAGCATCTGTAACAATACATATTTGTTTTCCGTGTTTAATTAATAATCTAAAAAAATCGTAAAACCCGCTAATCAATGAGATATCTTTAATTGATTGTTTATATAATTCGGTTTTTAGTGCGTATATATTGTTGTAATCATTTGGAAATAAATCGTTAAATGTTTTATTGATTGAATGATGAATTTCGCAATATGTATTCCAATCTAATTTCATCTCTGTATATCTAGAAATTGCTTCTTTGTAACATTTAAAATGGGTCTTTTCTGAATCAATAATTACCCCGTCTAAATCAAATATGAATACTTTGTTATCTAAAATATTGACCATTGTATAAAATAAATAATATTTTATAAATTGTGATTTA